TTCTTTTTTTTCAGTTTCATATTTATTATGATTATATTTATAAAAATTTATTCCGCGAATATATCCCAAACCAGACCAACTCGTATAAACTATTGCGCATAATGAATATTTGAGTTTCATCTTATTAATCATTTCTTATCTTTGTGTTACATTTGATAGATAGAAATATTTATACTATTTCACAATATTGCATTATGTATTTTTTGTGATTAGAACTTCTCAATTATAATCACAATTTCTAAACCATACACAGTATCAATACTTCAATTTATAAAACTAATATTATAAAAAAAATATATTTCGATTTGTATAATATGAGTTTACCAACTATATTAGGGTTATCAATAACCGAAATTATAGGCGATGTTGCGTTAAAAACATATGCGAATGATGGTGGACTCTTATATTTAGGAGTAGGTGTTATAGGATATATTGGTGTCGTTATTTTATTGATTATTAATTTACAAGATTCAACTATTTTAGTAGTAAATAATGGATGGGATGGAACGAGTAGTATACTCGAAAGTTTATATGCTTATTTTATTCTTGGAGAGAGATTCGATAATTATTTCCAATATTTTGGAATGATATCTATCATCATAGGAATATATTTATTAAAAATTCCAATAAGTAAAAATCACCCATTTCATATACCCAAAAATAAATAATTATATATATATATATATTATAAAAAATGGACAATCGTCAAACAATTATGTTTTTAGCAAGTTTATTTCTAGTATTTCTAATTTTAGGAATGTTATATGTAAGTAACTTTAAAAATACATTCGAAGGAATGACTCATACTAAAACAACTGATAACAGTGGTAACCATCATGCTTCTGCTACTGCTAGTAATATGGCTGCTATTGGTAATAATGCTTTGTCGACACATTAATAATAATATGTAAAAGATTGTTTTAGATATTTTATGTAAAACAATTTATTTTTCTAGGCCAGGCGTTCTAAAATATATAAATATTCGCCCGGTTTATCCATAGAGACTTTCCCTTTAAGAGTATATCCATACTGAATCGCGGTTTGTAGTATTTTATTAGGGTCTTCTATTAATAATAATCGTTCATTCTCTCGAATACTCTGACTAACATTATCTGTAAATATTTCTTTATGAACTACCGTTTTACCATCTCCTTTAAATTTATACGACGATTTATACGTAAAATCAATATAATCAATCATTGTATCTGTAACTCGATTCTCCGAATATTTATGAATATTCTTATCTATTCCAGGATTTCCGCCTGGAATAACTGTATCAAATGTCGATCTATCCACTAATTGTAATATTAGATATCCATTTCCCTGTAACCAGAAATATGTATTTTGGAAGAATTGTCTTATATCCGTTATTTCATAGATAGTCATACCTACACATAGAATATGAGTAAATGCAGATCGGTCATAAGTAATCGGATCTAGTACGTCTTTACATTTAACAGGAATATTTGATAAAATGGATTTAGAACGGTCAACCATCGCCCGCGATTTATCAATACCATATGCCTTATACCCTGCGGAACTTAGCATAGCTAATAAATGTCCGGTTCCTGAACCTACGTCTAAAATAGAACTATATTGAGTCGATGGTTCCGTTAGTTCGATTACTTTCGAAATTATATATGTAGCTCTATCTTTTGGAAGCATTAACTTATCATAAATATGGCAATAGAAATCGTCGTAAATATCTGCGTTCTCTTTTAAAATATATCGATCCGATTGAGAGAATCCCTCTTTACCAGTTGGTTTATATTTATTTTTATAAACGGTAAACACTATGAATAATATAGCTAGTATAATTAACAGTTGAAATATTCGACTATTTCGACTTGTTCCTGTAAATACGGAAATTAGTTTATCAAACATATACAATATATAGTTATATATTGTAAATATTTTTCTGGAATTCCTAAAAGTTCAATATAATCCACGTAACTGTTGGCGAGTATGATTATAGAATCGGTCAGAACCAATCGCTGAATTTATATTTCCATTAGGACTCTGGTCTAATGCGGGTTTAGTAAATAGATCGGGATGCGTTTGACGTTCGATGCGTCCTATAGCAGAGAACTTATATAAATCGCTAGCTGATTCGGGTACATATATAGACTGATCCGCTCCCTTCTGTAAAGCAAAATATTGATTTCGAAGCACAGATTCGGTGTTAATATTTTGGAAATAGGTATCTACTGGACCCTTTGAATATATCGGAGCAAAATTTGTTTGAGAAGAATACTCTAAATACTGATTCAAGGGAGTTACTGGATCCGATTTTCTTCGGTTTATTATTGGAAAATGTGAATACTTTGTAGGAACAGGACGTGGGTCGTAATTTGGCTGTAGTGGTTTATCTGTAAATTGGCGTTGTCCTAAACGTGTATTTAATTCGTCTAATCTAGCATTTTGTTGATAAATGACTCCGGCAAATTGCGGGGTTCTTGGAATTATTTCAGATTCGTTAATATCCATGTTCTTTAAATATATGTATATTATAATTATGACCACTACTATTAATGGTGCTGGAAGATTATGTAATCATATATTCCGAAATATTGCCGTTTCGATGATTGCTACTAAATTTAATTTATATGTAACATATGGATATCATGACAAGATACAAGAATTAGGTATTACATTATTTTCAGGAACAAATTGTTTTAATAAAAACATCACATTATGTGATGATAATTTTTTTGATGTATTAAATGCTACTGAATTAAAAGAAAACCTTATAGTTAATGGGTTTTATCAAACTAAATCAATCTCTCAGTCTATATTTAATTATTTAAGAAAAGAAAATATAAAAAAACAGATTATTTTAAAAAATCCATTTAAATCTAGATATTCAAATAATAACGATTGTTTTATTCATATTAGATTAACTGATGTTTCTCATTTTAATCCTGGTATAGCGTACTATTTAGAAGCATTATCTGCGACTTCATTTGATAATTTATATATAGGTACAGATGAACCAAATCATTCAATTATAACAGAAATAAAAAAACACTATTCTAATTTGATAGTATTATATTATGATGAAGTAAATACAATACAGTTTGGTAGTACATGTAAACATGTAATTCTTTCTCATGGTAGTTTTTCAGCTACTATTGGTTATCTAGCATTTTTTTCTCAAATATTTTTCCCCGAATATGAATCCAATAAGGAATGGTATGGAGATATGTTTTCTATATCAGAATTTAGAGAGATCTCTTTTGTAAATAAAAGAATATAAACATTTTTTCAGTATTCATATAGAAATAGAAATGGTTCGTCTTTGTAATACCCCTTATCCATTAGATTCGAATTATAATTCGTATTTTGAATCATATCCTTATCCGTTAAGCGATTTTCAAAAATATGCAATTGAGGCTATTATTGAAGGACAACATACTTTAGTGACTGCACATACGGGTTCTGGAAAAACATTACCTGCAGAATTCGCGGTTCGACATTTCACTTCTCTCGGAAAAAAGGTGATTTATACTAGTCCAATTAAAGCTCTCTCAAACCAAAAATTCTACGAGTTTACAAATAAATATCCGGAGATTAGTTTTGGACTTTTTACAGGAGATATCAAAACGAATCCAAATGCGGATGTTCTAATCATGACCACCGAAATTCTAATGAATTATCTTTTTACTAACGATAGTACTAACGATAGTGGTGTTTCTGAATCAAGTTCCCAACTACAATTTCAAATAGATATCCAACGAGAATTAGCGTGTGTTATATTCGATGAGGTACACTATATCAATGACGCGGATAGAGGACAGGTTTGGGAACAAACTATATTAATGCTTCCTAAACATATACAAATGGTGATGCTCTCTGCTACGATTGACCAACCTGAGAGATTCGCTGAATGGTGTGAGAGATCATCTAGTATGGACGAACTATATAAAAAACAAGTCTATCTGGTCTCTACGAATCATCGTGTCGTTCCTCTTACCCACTATTCCTTTCTAACGACTATTGAACTAATCTATAAACGTGAGAAAGATAAAGAAATCCAGAAGACTATTCGTGAATCGACGAATAAACTTATCACTCTACAAACTCATTCTGGACAGTTCCAAGAAACTGCCGTTCATCAAATCAATAAAATAAACGATTTATTTGAGAAACATAACGTATTCTTAAAACGAAAATCCGTATTAAATAATCTTACTGAACATCTAAAACAGAACGAAATGCTCCCCGCAATAGCATTTGTATTCTCTAGGAAGAATGTAGAATTATTCGCCGATGAAATCACTACGAATTTATTAGAAGATGATAGTAAAATTCCATATACGGTTTCAAGAGAATGCGAACAAATTATTCGGAAATTCCCGAATTTTAAAGAATATCTAGAACTTCCCGAATATCACCAACTCGTAAAACTCTTGGAACGCGGAATCGGGATTCATCATTCGGGAATGATTCCTGTCCTGAGAGAAATCGTCGAAATTATGATATCTAAGAAATATATCAAACTGCTTTTCGCAACCGAATCTTTCGCCATTGGACTAGATTGTCCTATCAAAACCGCCATATTTACGAGTCTTACGAAATTCGACGGACAGAATATGCGATTCCTTATGAGTCACGAATATACACAGATGGCGGGACGTGCGGGGAGGCGAGGCATTGATACTGTAGGACACGTTATCCACTGTAATCAACTTTTCCAAAACAATCGTCCTTCGACCAATGAGTATAAAATGGTTCTCTCGGGAAAACCTCAACAGCTCGTTTCTAAATTTCATATTCATTATGGAATTATCCTGAATATGTTAAAAATGGCGGAAGAGAGAACGGTGGATGAATTATGCGATTTCGTCGAAAAATCGATGTTGTCGAGAGAAATCGCGGATTCTCTCTCTGGTATTCAGAAACAAATCGCGGATTTGAAATCGCAGCTTATTATAAAAGAATCTTCGTTAAAAATGAATAAGATGGATGTAGATTGCTGTAAACGTGCAGTAGAGCTTCAATATTCTATCCCGATGCTCGTTAATAAAAAGAGAAAAGACGCGGAGCGAGAGATTAAATCTCTCGAAGATGACTATCGTACATTCAAGCAGGATTTGGTGAGATATAAAGAGTATATCCGTATTTATGAAGAGATAAATGTGGAAGAATCGCGACATGGATCTACCGCAAAATATATTCGCCGACATATCGAAAATATATTAATTGTTTTAGAAAAATATGGGATGGTTGAGAGAAAGTCAGGGATGTCGACAGATACCATTCGACTATCAAATTCTGGGATGTCGACAGATACCATTCGACTATCAAATTCTGGGATGTCGACAGATACCATTCGACTATCAAATTCTGGGATGTCGACAGAT